TCATGTGAACTGTTGTATATGCAATATCGCAGCACATACCCAGTATAATTGAATCCTCTATCTCACAGTGAGTAGAAGCACGTAATTGTTCGCGGGTAATATATTCACATGCCATTCGCCGCATGTAGTATTTATTTGGTACCCCCGCCCGGATTCGAACCAGGATCAGTCGATTATCTGTCGTTATGAGGTATAAGCTCACTGCTTTACCATTAAGCTACAGGGGCAATTTATTGCTTTTTGCTCTATTTTCTGCAATTATAACTCGTTAAGATTATTAGAAAATTTTTTTAAAATTAGCGGAATTAAAAATTCTCTGGTCCATTGCAAATGTGCATCAGGGGTTGGATGCCCGTCGTTGGGTACTCTGCTATCAATAATGCCAGTGTAGTCTTCTAGCGGAAGAATATCGTCAAACGTTGATATTGCAGAGTTAATAATCGATATATCAATACCGTGGTTACTTAACTGCGTAGAATCATATGTTTTCCAAGGCATAAAAATATGTTTATATTGATTGCATTCTAAAAAAGATTTTAATGCAATAATCTTAAGCAAACTTTCATACTCTTGACCATATGCAGATACAATTTTTTTATAATCTAATGCTAACTTATCAAAAATGTTTTTTGGTGATGTAATTTCGTTAAAAATAGACAAATTACAAAAATAATCATTTAACTTTTGCATACTCATAAAATGATATTTTTCAACTTCGTTGCTAGTTTCTGTGATTACATCAGTTCTCCATAATTCCGGCCACATTACTATAACTAATGTGTTTTGATTAGTGATAGACGAGTTTGAGGTAATTTCATTAATAATACAATTAAATACGTTAGATGGACCACCGCCGCTTTGACTACAATCAAACACTTGATCGAATCCAGCAATATCTTTCAGGTAGTAAGGCCATGTGCAAATGTGTTCTTCAGAATTGTTCCACACATAACTACATCCAGCAACAAGCAGATTTGGCAAATCACTTTGTACCGTCTGTGTAAACACACTTTTTAATGATCGTGTTTTGGCCATTACTTTTCTCTTCGTGCTTCTACTTCTTCTCCGCGAGTATAACGCACAGTATCATCGGGTGTCATAACACTAAACGAACGCTGGTACAATTTTTCCATAAGCGTTGTTCCTAAGTCAACCGCAATTTCTGCAATCTTGCTGCTTTTAGTAGGAAAGCGTGGATAGTTGATAAGTTCAATCATCATACCTGCTTCTTCGCCACCTGTGTAAATGTAATCAAGCGGTGTTACAGTAACACACAATCCTTCTTCCCACACATATTTGCGGATGATCTTTTTAGCGTGTGTTATATCGCCAGCAATATAAATGCGAGCCCAATAAGTTTTACAACTTTGCTCTTTCATAGTTACTTACGCTTGGGAATACGATAGATTACACCTTGCTCTGTTACAACCTTGGTATATCCACGTTCTTCGTAATCAGCTTCCAGCTCTGCCAGCAGTTCTGGATTCTGAACGCTGCCAACTGCCTTAAGTACAATAAACTTCTGGCGGTAGTTTAGGTAGATCTTTCCGTAATAAGCCATTTCCAGCATCATCTTGACACGTTCGGCTTCTAATTTTTCTGAATCTGAATAGTGAGTAGATGCAACATAGCTACGCTGGCGTGCATCCACAACAGCCCACCATGAATTCTTTGCTTTACGACTTTCAAGTTCTACAGTTTGCATAGGATTTTCTCCTGAAATTAGTTGGTGGGCCCTGTGCGACTCGAACGCACGACCAAAAGATTAAAAGTCTTCTGCTCTACCAACTGAGCTAAGGGCCCTGGTTTGTTAATTGTTGGTCTTGATTACACGTGGTTCGTTGAGCAACGTGCCAAAGCTCTGAAAGTATGACTTTGCTTCCATAGCATTGCGAGCTTCGTGTGTCATTACACGAGGTACAGCGTTGTATGAACCAGACTTCACTGCGACCTTACACTCGTATACATAACTTGGCATTTCTTGCTCCCGGTTAAAAATTGTATTTTACGACAAAACTACGCCGTCGTCAACCCCAGCAAAGGCTAAATCTTCATTAATTTCTGCCAAACGCTTTTCAATCTGTGCGTTGGATTCAGCATCCAATGACCCGCGAATCTCACACAAATTGAAAGCTTCTTCGTATAATGATTCAATATACATCTGGGACTGATAATCTAAGCTCATTTTGATCTCCTTAGTAGTAATAGTCAACGGCCATATCGTAAAGATCGTGGTCGTAGTCTTCGTTGAGTTTGATCATTTCGTCGATGCTGAGTTCTTCGTTGGTATCTTCCCACCAAGCACGAACAATGCCACCATCTTCGGTTGGACCACCGCGATCCATTTCATAATCACCAATTTTACGACCATTGAGTTCCAAAGTCCACATAATGTGTCTCCTTATGCTGTGATGCCTGCTTCGACTAGCGAAGCAAAGCGGTTAAACATTTCGTAATGTGCGTCAACGTCTGTGTCTGCTGGGTTGATGTCCATGTACACATCAGCGTCTACAAAGTTCCAGTTAACAGAACCGTCTGCGTTGTAGTTTTCAAGTGAACCCAACGCTTTGGTAACAGACTTGATCACTGCTAGTTCTTGTGCGGAAAGTTTCATTTTTGAACTCCTTGCTGTGTTGTTTAACTATGTGCATAGTATAGCAACCTTTTCTGAGTGGTCAACCCAAAATTCAGCAATTTTTTACATTTTTGCCAAAAAGATTTTTATGGGGTCATAAAATCAATGACTTAGCGAGATGATTTTTGGGGCATATTTAAATCTATGCAATTATATAATATGCTCAGATAATAATTCCCTAATAATTCAGTATCTTCTAGAATAGTTAATTTATTCTTATCTAAGAATCTTTTAGTTCTATTAATTACATCGTGATATTGAACCCTAACATCTTGCCCGACATTTTTATCAAGCATTTTGTTAACAAATTCGTGATACGGTTCAGCAGTTGGTTCATCACCAAATACTACTTCTTGTACCATTAATCCTGCCATGTGCATTTGATACAAGCAAGCCTTAGCGTGTCTTGGTGCTAACCCTTCTTCTATAAGCATAGCAACCATACGGCGTTCTGCTTCTGCTTCGTCGATGCACGCAGCACCTTGGTTATTAGGAGTAATTTGCTCCAGTGCTGGTTCTTCGCTAAATGGATTTTCTACAAGTTTGCCGTCGCCAAAATCAATAAACTCGTCAGCGGCGAATGCTGTAGTTGCTAGTAATAATACTAGGCCGATAATTCTTTTTCCCATGATCTTCCCCATTTTAATCCGCACCAATAAGCGGTGCCGTAAATCATATCTAAATATGTGTCTAGATTTAAATCATCGTCCTTGAGATCATAGATTATTGATATAATTGTAAAATGGTCATTTAGATGATTAGTTGGAATGTTTTTCTCTGCGTACCATTCTGTTAATATATCGGCACTAATATCTTGCTCTCTAGCATTAAAAGCAATGTCTACAGTTTCAATATAATAGTTGCACGGATATGGCATTTTCTCCTCAGCAATAGCTGCACTTGAAAATAACATTAATAGAAAGTATAAAACATTTTTCATATCTAAAATACTTATCATTAAAAAAGCCCTTTTGGGCTTTTTATTAATATCTTAAATACATCCTGTTGGTTTTGGTAAACCTGCAATCTTACATCCTTGCTTACCAGGACCATATGGGAATAGTTCATAAAGATATTTGCTTGTGCCAAATTCTTTGCCAAACTTCTTACCAACTGCTTTAGTCAGTACACGTACTGCTGGAGCAATTTGATATTCATCATAGTACTCGCGTAGGAAATTGATAATATCCCAGTGTGCGTCCGTTAATTCTAAATTCTCACCTGCTGCTAGTTCTTTAGCAATTTCTGGTGTCCAATCATTGATGTTTACGAGGAAACCCTCTTCGTCTACTGCATAACTCATTGTTATCTCCTTATGCTTTTTTAATTAAAAATTTAAATTTGCCATCTGCTTCTGCTGACTCTACTAAAGTATTACCAGTTTGATTACAAAAAGCATCAAAATCTTTAACTGATCCGGGGTCAGTAGCAATAACTTCTAGTACTTGACCTGATTCTAAACCTGCTAATGTTTTCTTAGCACGTAGTATTGGTAGAGGACAATTTAGTCCTGTCGCGTCTAACTGCGCATCCATTATCTATACCTCTCTGTATATAAAAATGGGCAATATATATTGCCCCATTACTATTTAATAAAATTGTAATATTTCAAATAAATTTATTTGTAACCCAACGATACAAACGTGGGCCTGGACATTTTGCATACCAAAAACTTACTGCACCAATTAAAAATTCTTTCATAAAACTTCTCCTAAAAAATTAACCAAAGTAATTGCGTATAGAATCGCACCAACACCAATTGCTAGTGCCCATCCATCACAATTTTTTTCATTGCATTTTGTACAAAACATTATTGTTTCTCCTTCCAAACCGGGGTGTAATCTAAATCAATGTTAATTGCTACCACACCTGGCTTGCAACCGTCATCGCTGTCTAAACGAGTTGCCATCCACATAGCAAATTCATCTTTGTCGTGGAATTCTTGAACAATAACACGTTGCCCTTCGGGCAAGTTGCGTGTGATTTCGACCCTGACATCTGCATTTGCAGCAGGTAAAATAAATATTGATGTTATTAGTAATAATAACTTTTTCATTGTAAAAACTCTTTTTATCTATCAGATAAAACCCCTACCCACAGTGGGTAGGGGATCTTTTTAGATTTTACTGTGCGTTGCTGTAGTATGGAGCATAGCCATAGTATGGTTGGCTATAACCTTGACCATATACACCAGTGTTGCTGTTAGCATCTGCTGACAAATTACCGTCTGCTGAACCTTCAGCGTTAACAGTCATTTCAAAATCACCAGTTGCTGAACCAGCGCCTGAGGTATTAGCAACTACGTTACCGTCATTCCAGAAGTTACCGTTAGTTGCGCTATTGTAACCATCTTCGCCATAACCAGCACCGTAGAAGCCATCGCGGCCATCAAAGTTGCTGTTGCCAGCCATATCAGCTGAACCCTTAGCCTTGATAGTCATTGTGAACTTACCGTGTCCAGCAGCACGTCCTTGACCTTGACCGGCGAAGTCGCCGTTGCCATAGCCGCTAGTGTTGCTGTTGCTGTCGTTGAAGAAAGCACTGGCAGAGCCAGCAGTTGCGATTAAAGTGATAGCTAATGCTAAATTTTTCATGATAAAGTCTCCTTAAAGTTAAAAAATCTTTTCAAGTATTTAATTGTTTCCTAATATACGAACCTTAAAAAATTAGGCATGCGCCTATTAGTATTCAATTAACTTCTTGTATATTTTTATTTAGCAAAACGACAAAAAAAGTTAATTTTTTTGCATCTTTTTTGTTATTTCTAAATTATGTGCGTATTATATACTAAAATTCTGTTACTGTCAACCTATTCTTGTAAATAGTTGGTGCATTATAATGAAATATTTGTGAACGCATTTCGCAATGCGGGTTTTGATGTTGTTTATCAACCATCGTGTTTGATTAATAATTATGATCAAAAATGTTGGCCTATAAAGTTTCCAGACGTTAATTGGACAGACAACACAGTGGTTATAATGCATACACAAGATTTTGTTAGCATTAGCAACGGAAAGTGTCCAGAATTAGAAGCAATTGAAACATATTTTGGAGGAAATGCCAATCGTGTCATCGTTGTGCATTGGAATATTGACTTGCACACAGTTTATGATGGACCATTACATTTAGTATATTTCCCAACACACAGTTATGAACTGTTAAACAATTTAGCAAAAACACAAGAAGACTGGAATCTATCTTTACTTCGCAAACGAACTAAAAATTGGCAATGTTTGAATGGAACCACTCGTCGCCACAGAGAACTTGTTGCTTATTACATGCAACAAAATTTTACAAATGGTGTTTTGAGTTATGGAGAACGTATTCTGTTGTCTGAATGGGATTTTAGTACGTATTATGGTTGTGAAAACGAATTAAACTGGATAAGATTATTGCCGGTTTATGCAGACTGTAAGGTTAATATAGTTACAGAAACTCAGTATTACGAATCTCCGGGTATTATCACAGAAAAAACATTAATGGCATTGTTGGGGTTGCAATTACCTATTGTAATCGGATACCCAGGCATTGTGGCGCATTGCAAACAGTTAGGTTTTGACATGTTTGAAGATCTATTAGATTATACATATGATACGCTATCGGACGATGCTAGATGGCGCACAGCCATAGATTCCAATAAGAATGTGATAAATGGAAATTTTGACAGAGATATTATCATGGATAGACTGCTGGCAAATCAAGACTATGTATTAAATCAATGGCCTGACATATTAGTAGAACAATTTAACAATAACGCTCAAGATATTGCATTACGTCTCCGCCAGTCAGTGTAACCGCTGTTGCTTCTTTGCTACCGTACAATATTAGGTCATATTTTTTAATATAATATGGATTCTGAAATGACCGATCTGCCTGAATATAAAATTTTGCGCTGCGGTATTTTATTCTAAATGTGTGTCCTTCAATACCAAGTTTTTCAAATACATATTGTCCTTGGTCTGTGAGTAACCAACCGCCGTCAGGATTGGCCCACCACAGGCGTATTGTTTGCTCCAGTGGAAACTGTATTCCTGGAAGTTGATCCAGCATTTGCTGGGTTAACTCACTTTTCTGGATATACTTGGTCACCAGCATTCAACAATACCACACTGAATAAATCAGTTTTGAATTGCTTGTTCAGCTTTTTTGCTAGATTAATTGCATGTCCTGGATTACTAAAAGAAACCTTCCTGTATTTTGGTCCTGGGTATTGAACCAACATGTTCTGGTTCCTTAAATTAATGGGGTTGCCGTCAAAAAACACAGCCCAGATTCCTTCACTGGCCAGAACCTGATCTGTTTTATAGGTAGATTTGTCAGTAACTTCTGCTAATACTGTGGGTTTTGGTCTGCTCATAAACTGTATCCTTTGATACAGTATTTATGAATAAACTGCGTATATTACCAACTGTCCCCTTGTATTTGAACTTGAATTACTTCATTGGCAGTACTTTGTTTTGTTTCTTGTAGTGCATGCAGAGCGATCAGCAATTTGGTAATATCTGCGTGAAGATCCTTTGCCTCGCGCATGGTCATTGTGAACTGCTTGCTGTTTTGAGATTCCAGTGCCTTTATTTTGTCAACAAAGTTGTTAATGTGAATCATTTAAATAATTGATCAAAGTTATTCTGATCAGGATCTTGCTTGAACGGTCCCTGATATTCGTTACGCTGAAGTATAATGAGCTTGGGACTGTACACGGTTTTCCAACGGTTTTTCAATTTAATTTTATACCACCCGGCTGCAAAAAAACTTTTGCTTTTCGCTTTTTTGGTATAAAGCGGAAGTTTTAGTTGAACATCCCACACAGCATTATGTATGGATCCTGCCGCTGGAAATCCATGCACAGATATTTGTTTCTTTTTGGCAGTCACAATGTTGATATTGTCGTCAAATTCAATACCAGCACGACGTTTTAGTATGGCAAGTGTTTTAAACTGTGCTTGACTGTTATTCACAGTAACACTAAATCCACCTTGAATAGCGTTAACTTCTCCTACCTTGCGGTTACCATCTCTGAGAATCCAAAATTTATTTTTTACAACGGGTTTTGCTTTAATCATTTAATATTCCATTATATGTAGCATTTAGCCAACTACCATATTGTTCGGCTTGATCACTGAGCCTAACAAGATCGTGCTTGCCACAGAAGCGCATAAAACGAATACCTACTTGTCCTATGTCTTTGTGTGTCACAGTGGTTTTAATAACGTCGTCGAAATCTTGTTTGAGTTCAGCAGGCTGCTTGGTTAAATCCACCAGTGTGCAATTACGATTGTAATCGTCAATTACGCGGTGTTCAACACCGTCCGGATCTGTCCAGCGTTGGAGCATAAGATTGTTCCAGGCATATCCTTGTTTTTCTCGATCCTCAAATGCTTCTGTGAGACCTATTTTCTTTTTGGTACTCTTGGTGCGAACACCAGGATAAGCACTAAAAATATTGTCCGATGAATCACCCCTCATGCATTTTTCAAAAAGAAGCCATTCAGGATTGGGGATTTCTTTTGGCTCTTTAGTTTTTTTATCTATTACACGTTCGTTTTTGTCATCAAAAATGCCATCTAGGGATATAAGTTCGTTCGAAATACCGTTGTATTGCACAACTTGACGAGAGATCAACTGAACAAAGTCAGTATCACTGGATAAGATGATATGCTCATCATCTGGATGAAGAGCAATCCATCGGGCAATGAGGTCATCAGCCTCTGCTTGAGGATGTTGTAAGACAGTACAATTAGTCTGCTCACGTAAGTATTTATGAAATTCGTCAAAAATCTCCCAAAACAGAGCATCTTCTTCTAATTCTGCATCAGTTAATGCTTGTCGTGCTACTTTACGATTAGCCTTATAAGGCTCGTAAATGTCTTTACGCCACGCCCGTCCTTCAAGCATAAACACCACATGGTCTACGTTAAATTTACGAACTACTCTGTTAATAGCTGAAAATGTAAGATGCAACGCAAATCCCAGTTTGGTATATGTGTCCGTGGCTCGGTGCGCTGCATGTCGAGCTCTAAAAAACGTATTGGCGGTGTCAACCAGAATATATTTCATACACGTATTATACGGTATTTTACAGATGTTGTCAAGTATTAAATTAGTTTATTTTGTGCAATGTATTTTAGTAGGTATCGTGCCCAGGCTTGATGAGCATCTGCTCCAAAATGATAAGATGTTGGTGTAACTGTTTGATAACCTTGAGATAAACACCAGTTGTTATAAGTTGTTGAACCATAAGGATCAATATAACTTGTGCCCCAGTCATAACGATTAATAACATCCTCAAAGGTATTGTTACCATTGAAGAAGATATGTTTAATGTCTCGATCGTTTAGCCATTCATGCATGAGCCAGATTTGCTCGTGTGCTTCAAGCGTTTTAGCCATCCAATCAATGCCCGCGATATATTCTTTATAGCGAACTTGATAATCCTCCGGAACAATATCAATACCACTTGCGTTAACTTGATAGTATTCACCGTCAATAAACCATTCTTCACGTTCCCACGTTGACCATTGAATAATAGCTAAAACATCTGTGTGTTTGGATTCTTTAAAGTATTCTTGTGTTGTGCGAATAATGCGTGCGTTACTGCTTGCTGACTCTGCGTGTAATTGTAGATTCATTTTAGCAAGTGCTGCTAATTTTGTACCCCACGCAACTTTTGCATTATCTGGATGCGGAGCACGACCCATGTGCCATAACTTCCCGTCGTCCATAGCGAAACAATGAGGATTCACCGCTTCGGCAGCCGCAGCGTGACTATCGCCGTTAACGTAAAGAATCATGAAATCTCAGAACGGCCATCGCCGAGATTACGTTTGTTATGAAAACGAACATCCATGTTAGAACGTTGCGCTTGTTCTTGTTCCCAGGTTTCTAATACAACATGTCTGCATACATTTTGGAACCACTGATCAACAATATCGGCATCTGTTTTGCCTTGATACCCAAAACGTATTAGTCGAGCAACGAACTGATCATTCCAATCAAGTTCAAACGCTCCTGCATTTAGATCTTCCGGATCAACTTCCATAGAAAGAATGCCAACCCAGGGTTCTCCACGTTCAGTAGCAAGTTCTTTTTCAGTTTTCTTTTTGCGAGTTTGCTTTGGTTTTTCTTGTGCAGGCGCTGGTTGCTTCTTTTTAAATGCGTTTTTTAGTTTATCAAACATCATGTTCCCCATGCATTCTTAAAAAGGCTTACCTGTAAGCGTGGACTGTATCTCCAACCGTGCATCATGCAAATTTCAGCAACATCTTTTTCGTGTAATTCGTACCCGTCTACGGTGCCGCCTTCGGGCATAAGATATACGGGACCTGTAAATCCTGCACGTTTATATTCATTTACAGCAATGCTTGCATCAACAGCATCATCGTGTTTAGCTACAACGAACTTTAAAAATGCGCGGCCGTACTGTTCGTACTCTGTAACAACATCAGGAAGAATAGCATTATCCCACAATTCGCCAGAACACGGGAGTTTAGCACTTACACTAAAAGTAAGATCAATTTTTTTGTTCTTGATATTATTAATTAGCAAATAATCCTTGAAGTCTGCAGAAAGTTTCTGTGTGCCGTTTGTTTCGAATGTAAAGTTGCGGAATCCTTCTGCGTATAGCGCATCAATAAGTTCTGGATACGCACGCTGCCAACCCAGTAGTGGTTCTCCACCTGTAATAATAATATGCGTATCTGTGTAACTCTCACCAGGATCGTAAATACGTTCTCTATTAATCGATGCTAACACTTGGTCTACAATACTAGAAATAGTCATCTTTGGTGAAAGATGCTTGAAAGCAGGATGCCAACTTGCGTAACTGTCGCAGCCTGATTCAGCAAGCGGAAGCTCCTCGTAACTATGAAATTCATCAATTTTTGCCGCAATGTTTTCTGGCTCTTGACTCATCATCCCGGTCGGTAAACCAAAAGACCTACATTCAAAATTGCAGCCGAATGTTCTAATAAAAACACTTGGGACACCAGCATACATTCCTTCGCCTTGTATGCTATAAAAAATTTCTGCTATTTTAATTGTACGTTCATTCATAATTAATTATACTTTATTTTTTAGGTTAAGTCAAATGTAATATCTTGTTTTACTGCATTCCACCATTGGTTATAACCTTCTCTAGTGGGATGGAATCGATCATCGGACAATAGCCCACGATCTTTACAAAAATCGTACGGAGTTTCAGATAAACAATTATCCCAATTGATTAAGTTAAGCAATGGATTATTTCTATCAACTGCACTGCCTAAACTCTGTTGTTCGCTGATATGGTCTGAAAAAATGTCATAGATAAATCCAAACTTGTATTCAATATTCAGTTGTTCTAAAGTATTCAACGTTCCGGCAATAATTCGTAAATTTTTATTATTCAGGTAATTCCAATTGCACGGCAAGTATTGACTTTTAATATATTCATAGATGTATTTTTCATATTTGGTACGACTATAATTATACCACGTTCCATCAAACCCACCACTATGGAGCCAAACAGTATCATTGGTAATATGAATAGGTGTACCTTCGTAATAACTCGAAACTTGATCTACCATTTCCACCGGGAGTTCAATGTCAATACGAGAAAAACCAGTCCACAATATAAGAACATTGTTAACTTTATCGAGATTATCTAATACGGCTCTTGATATAAAAGCGTTACCAGCACCCCCCCACGCATTTATTCTTACTAACTTTTTATCCCATACTTCACGACCAAACGCTACTTCAGGAAGATCTGGATTAGCTATAAAACTACAACCGGCTAGTAATAGCATAAGTCACTCATGTGTTAACCACCAATCTTCCCAAGGGAAGACGATCCACAGGTCTGGATCATCTAACTTATTAATTTCTACACAACAATATTCAACATCTGCATCTGAGGCACTATTGTCTACAAGTGTAGCAAAACGAATGTTGTTGCCCCATGCTTCACGATTGCCGTTGTATACACTTGAGTGCCAATCATCCTTGATCCAGTTAATTGTAGCACCGGAGTCATTAATGTCATCTACAATGAGGATTTTCATTCCTGTTTGTAAACCATCTTCTGCCATCCACGCATTAGATTCTGTGTTAGCGTGATCACGCAAACTAACACGTAATGTTTCCATAGGAATATTATACCATTGACTAATCAAGTTAGCAGCGTGTAATCCTCCACGTGTTAGTCCAACAACATAATCTGGGCGCCATTCGGCAGCGTCAATGCTGCGAATAAGATCCAGAGTCATGCTCTGTACATCTTGCCAAGTGTAAAAGACTTTATTTTTTTCTACTTTCATGTGAGTAATTATAACATTTTAACAGTTATGTGTCAATAATTATTTAGATCAGTTTGCTGTGATAAGTATTTTTATGAGTGAAGACGACGATCGTTACGCAGATTGGCTAAAAGATATTAAACGTTTATCAGGGATGCCTGTAAAAAACGAACCTAAGCCTGAAGAATATCGGGCACCAGAAACTCCAGATACCCCCGCAGCAGAAGGTTAATCCTGCGCTGGTTCAATCCAGCCAATGTTTCCAGCAACAGTAACATTGTTGCTATCAGCAGTAGTGTAAGTAATCCTAAAAACATACCGTATTATACTACCTTTTTGTATTCTATGTCAATCTTATCGACTGATTTCTTCCCAGTCGATAGTAGCGTACATATCAGAACCTGCATTGTCTGTAGCAACAACCAGTGTCAGCTCGTATGGCTCAGGCACAAAACTATCACGCTCTAGTTGAAACTTAAATAGTGCTTCTTTCAAAATATCAACAACTGAACTACCTTGATTACTTCCTTGAAACCATCCACTAGCGAGAATACGCCCGCCGCTGTGACTGGTGCCTGTTATGTTATATTCTACTGCACTGTCTATGCCAGCACTTACCCATGAGCCGCCTGTTGTTGTTCCAGTGGCTACTACACGCCAGTTGTAGTTACTGTTGTTACTTGTACCGATTAGACTCATTGCAGTCATAATAACGATAGCATCTAGTCTGTCTGGGCTAGTCTTCAACCTAATAGATATGATTGGATAGTATGTATCTGCAAGTGCTAAATCTCGAGGTGTTGCTATAGGAGTACCCACGGCTTGTTGAAGCCCACGCAGTTCATAGCCGCCTTCACTTATAACAGTTGAGCAAACTTGTTTTGACTTACTTGCACTTGTTGTTGTACCGGTGTTGGTTATTTCTTGTCTCAATGGCAAACTAGCAGTAGTAATATATGTACTGTCTATTAGATTAGCATGATGGAAAACATGAGCAACCACAAACTGCCCGTTGATTACAAAACCCATTCTTGAACTTCCTAGTCCTAGCCATTCAATATCCATCCATAATATCTGCGCCTTGGTAATATCAAGAGTAATGCCGCTAACATTGCCAGCGCCGGCAGATCCGTCCATGGTATCAACATTCCATTGGCTCTGCGGAATCTTAGTTTCAGTGACACTACCAGTAACGCTGCTGCGTTCTACAAAACACAGATCATTATCGTCCAGTTCAAGATACATTCCATTTTTACTACCGAAATATCCCACACGCTGTCTAAGATTTGTTTTTGCTTCATTAAAAACAAATGTACTCATAATCAACAACGACTTACCAGGTTGATAACTCATTACCTTTGTTGATTCGCGAAGCACTTCATCGCCGCTGGCTGTGCCTACATCCATTTCAATCAGACCAGCATTTGCGTTAAAAGAACTAGAGCCACCGCCGCTGGTGCTTTCTGCAAATAGGTTGTTGTCTCTGTACCTGTGACTACTATCAAAAAGTGTAAGTGGCTGCGATATACGCAACCTACCGAATGCATCACTAGATCCAGAAATATTACCTGTGCTGTTAAATCCTGTTTCTTGTACGGTAACTGTGCCGCTCACGGTCCAAGGCGTTGTTCCTTGTGTTACATTTACATCGCCAGTGATGCCCACAGTTCCATCAACTGTGATGCTGTTGCCACCATCATTGATTGCTACTTCGTTGCCAATATTCACAGTTCCATCTACTGTCTGTGTAGCAGGGAAGTTGCTGACTGCCACAGTTCCATCTACTGTTAGACTACTGCCGTTGTCTGTAACTGCGATTGGTTGGTTAAGTGTTACATTAGGCATAGTGCCAATATTAACAGTTCCATCTACAGTCCAAGGCGTTGTTCCTTGAACAACAGTTACATTTCCGTTGACATCTACAGTAATGCTATTGCCGCCGTCGTTGATGCTTACTTCGTTGCCAATATTAACAGTGCCATCTACAGTCCAAGGATCTGTTCCTTGTAATGCTGTAATTGTACCACTTACTGGAATAGGATTTCCTATGTCATTACTGATTTCAACAGAACCGGGTATGTTAACGTCGCCTTCAATTGTGATATCCCCTTCAATATATGACTTAACGCGGATAGCAGGTTCGCCTGCGTCATTGTAGTCCATTGCCATTGTGAGGTCATTGGTGTTTGGTTCATAACTGTGAACATAACTGGTTGAGTTGTCGTTTAAGTTACCCATTAGTATCCGTAACGTGATTTAGTAAAGTTATAGTTATCCGCAACTTCGGTTGGCGATAGTGCGGCACTATACAACCGAATCTCGCCCATACGTCCATTAAAATATGTGCCATCGCCCATATTTGTAATATCCGACGCACCAAACAAGAAGTATTGTGCTCCGGTAGCATCATCAGCAGGACTATCGTATGTAACACTGGCACTGGCAACTTCGCTGCCGTTGATATAGCCTTTTAGTGTTGTTCCATTATAGGTTATTACCATATGATACCAAGTGTTGTAACTTAGTGCTGTTCCAGAATCCGATGTGATACTAGTGCCGTTCCATAATCCAAAGTACGGAACTGGATTGCCACCAGACTCAACCATTTCTAAACTACTGTAATGATAACTTGCTCCTGCTGGCGAGTTAGCGTCGGCAATACTTACAACCACACCTGCTGCTGTTGGGTATACCCACGCACCTGCTGAGAAAGTATCTGGGCTGTAAACAGCCGTACCATTAAAATCTGACGAACGAATATAATCATTTGAACCGTCAAACGTAAAGTAACCGTTTGAAGAATCGTGTGTTGGCCCAACCAGTGTGGCATTGTTGCCCAATGGTGATTGATCATATACGGTAGTACCGCTAGATGTAATAAGACCATCTAAGTACATAACCAAGTTTGTTTCTTCAATACCGCTAGTTGACCACGGACGACCTTCTAATAATCCTCCGGTATTAGGATTGTCTACAGCAACATCACCACGATACTGTGTTGGTAATTCTGTGATGTCATATTCACCTGACTTGCCACTGGCAATTCTATCAAGCGCAGCAAGTGCTAATTTTGCTTTTTGTTTAGTTTCACGATCCGACAAACGAGCAATTTTGTTATGTGTGCGCAATGCGTCGCCGTCTTGGACGCCTTCTACGGAAAGTGTGTTACCTTCAACAAGTACAGTTTCGTTTAATACAAGATCAAACCAGTCAACATCGACACCGGTAGCAGTTTGAATATCTGCTTTAAGTTGTGCTACAGTTTTGGTTGTAAGTGTAATACTAGTATACGAATCATAAACAGCCGTGTTTAATAAACTTTGTACTGTTACCGTAGCCATTATCGTAGTCCTCGGTATGGATCATACTGCATGGTAGGATAAAGACTTTGAGAATCGCCTCTAAGGTCCGCAGGATGTTTAGGCTTATTAGGTCCGCCGCCCATATCAGTAGTCACAGCACTAACCGGAGCATACTGTTCGTTGGGTTCGTTTGCGTATTCTGCTTCGGGTTCGGGTTCTTCTTTTGTGATGTTAGTAACACTAACTGCAACATCGGGGCCTTTTGTTGCCTCAATATTGTCAATTAAATCTAGAACGTGTCTTATTAATTCTGTTGCTCGCATAATGTAGTATTTATGCGATCATTAGAACTTGTAGCGATAGTTAAATCCTAAATGCTTATCACCATCCGAATCAACAACGCCTACAAACGTAGTAGAATGATTGTCCTTGGTATAGTTGTGCTTAAACCCTGCATACCCTTCTACCGTTGAACGAATGTTGCTGCTTACTGTGTCGTAGTGCATAACGCCTGCGGTATCAACGCTTGTTGGCAGTCGCATAGTAACTGAACCATCTACTGCGTAAGGTTTAATACCAGCATACACGCTATAGTTATCTGCGTCATATCCTGCTACTGCGTACACAGAACGCACGTTGCTAACGTCTGTAACAAGTCCTGAGCTAAAGTCAGTGCGTGTATCCATTGCGCCTGCTTGTACCCATGCATTGTCTGAGAAGTCATATGTCAAGTTAAGTTCTGTAGTGCGAGCACCTTTAACTTCGCCCCACATGCCAGACATATCAATCCATGGATTTGAATCAGATTTGGTATAACTTACGCCTACTGTAGCATTGGTGTCAAAGATTTTATGATCATAACCAATTGCAAAGTTTTTGGCATTTTCTGATGCACCAAAACGAACTGATTCAGACTTACGGGTTGAAATATTAGACATACTTGCTGCCCAACTGTTATTGTCCTTTTGACGCTCTGCATATTCTACGCTAATCTTGCGATCAACTTTAGCACCTGACAAGTCAACAACAAAGTCTCGATCAAAGTCGTCTACTGCTGAGATATTGCTTAATACAGCATCATTAACACCGTTTACACTAATACTACCAGAAATCTGTACAGCGGATCCTGTACGTCCAGTTAGCGAAATACCCAAATCACCTACTGGGCGTGTTGCTTGATCTAAGTCTAGCAAACCCTGACCGTGAGTATTTTCATCGTATCCGGTGATAGTTTTATTCGCTGTTTGCAACAACAATTGAGCAATATTTGATCCTTTCATATACGGCCACAGTTGGTGTACAATAGCAACTGCACCAGCCACAACAGGTGCTGCCATTGACGTACCACTCATGCTCTTGTATTCACCATTTAGGTAGGTAGAATTAATTTGCGAACCCGGAGCAAGAATATAAAAGTCTTTGGTCAAGTATGGGTCATTACAAGTTACAGTATAATCCTTACAAACGTGTCCTGATTTTGCTCCGTCTACTGATTGTGTGCTTGTGTTCCAATTACCAACAACAAGCATACGTCTGTCAAACAATAAGTTACCGTCTGCGTCTACTGCGGTAGCAAATGTAGCAGGATTTTGAACGTAACCTAAACTTTGGTTACCAGCACTCACAGTAAGTACCAGTTCGCTTGGCATTGCTGCTGCCCAAGTTGCTGGGTTTTCTAGGTTGTAATAATTGACCCCACCATATGTAGCATCGCTATTGGTATAAACACCATCACCTTGATAAGTCATTGCGTTGCGATACGAACTTGGATATACAGTATTTGAACTTAGGTTAGCAGCAACAATATCTTCGTATTGTTTAGCCCAATCTAGTGCTGCAATAGCGTAATAGTTGCCATATCCAGTATCAGTGATACGAGCAATAGCAAGATCAGCATCGTATGCAATACCATGCATACCCGTATCGTTTTTGTTTGCTGCTACAATACCAGCAACATGGGTACCATGCCCGTTGGTATCTTCATATGGAGTATCGTAACCAGCATCCCACAAATACTTAATTTTACCTTCAAACTCCGGGTGATCTTGGTCAATACCAGAATCCATAATCATTACAGTTGATCCTTTGCCAGTCCAACCTCGAGCATACGCATAGTTTGCGTTTACATCGAGCACGGCGCCATTGTCTGCTTCAACTGTAGCAAAATCTGCCGGATCGTTACTATCAACAGCAGTAGGAGTACCTACATAATTGCTATTGTAATACGTCAAATAATTGTATGTAGCTGGATCATAATCCAATGTAGGAGCATTGTCCTGTGTTATTACAGTACCCGCATTTGATTCCGGAGCCGAAGGATCTGCTGGTGTTGCTTCTGGAGCAACAATACGAGTAGTGTATGTTTCAGCAGTTGTAACATTTTCGGTTGTTGTAACATCAATTACTTCTGAATTAGTTGTGCCGTTTGTATATGTTGTAGTGCGAGTAGTAGTTACTGTAGTTACTGCGGTAGTTGTAGTAATCCAATAATCGTAATAATACGTCCAAACACCATCGGGACGTGTGTCTGTGTTAGTAACTGTGCGATCAAACACAGGATCACTTACAGTTGTAGTAGTACTCGAACTGGTTGAGTCTGATGTACCAGCAACATTTGGCGTGGTTACACTAGATAATAGTTCTTCTCGGGTAGCAGTTGTAACAGTATTGGATACCGATTCAGTGCTGCTAACATCAATCACTTCGGAGGTAGTAGAACTGTCTGTGTAGGTTGTGGTGCGAGTTGTTGTAGTTGTAACTGTTGTTGTTACTGGAGTGGTAGTTGTGTCTGTGTGTACACGCCACGTTTCTGTAACTGTGCTGCCATTAGCATCCAAACTAGTACGTACATCATCTACATAGGTTGTAGTAACAGTAGCAGTCCCTGTTGAGGTTGACGTTACATCGCTGGATGAATCAGCAGTACTAGCAACATTTGGTGTTACTGTACGTGATTGTAATTCTTCGCGAGTAGAAGTAGTTACTGTATTTTCTGTAGAATCTGCACTTGTAACACTAACAGGTTCAGTAACGGATGTACCGTCGGTATAAACAGTAGTGCGAGTAATCGTAGTGACCGTTGTAGTTGTTACTGGAGTGGTTGTGGTGTCCGTATATACTCGCCAAGTCTCAGTTATAGTACTACCGTTAGCGTCCAAACTGGTGCGCACATCATCAACATATGTTGTTTCTGTTGTAGCAGTACCAGTTGATGTAGTAACTGAGTCGGCACTACTTGTTGATGTGCTTACAACATTAGGTGTTGTAGTACTAGACAACAATTCTTCTGTGGTAGAAGTAGATGTTGTATTAGCAGTTGAAGAAACTGGTGTAACACTTACAGTTTCTGGAATAGTTCTACCATCAGAATATGTATCAATGCGTGTTACAGTTGTAGTTACGGTAGTAGTTACAGGAGTGGTAACAGTTGTAGTATATACACGCCACACTTCTGTAACTGTACTACCGTTTGCATCCTCTAAGGTACGAGTTTCATCTGTATAAGTTGTAACAGATGTTGGCGTACCGTTAGTGGTTGTGGTTTCGTCTACGGAACTTAGTGTGCTGCTAATAAGATTTGCAGTAACAGTTCTGCTAACGAGTTCAGCTTCTCTGGCGGAACTGGTAACATCATTGCTTGTCTCCTGGGTTGTTTGTGAATCGATTACTTCGCTTGAACTTGTACCGTTGCTATAATAAGTTGTGCGTGTGGTGGTAGTTACTGTGGTTGTAGTTACAGGCGTAGTAGTTGTGTCTGTATATGTGCGCCACACTTCTGTAACCGTGTTACCACTAACATCAGTGGTAACGCTTGTAGTATCGGTATACGTTGTTTCAACAGTTGTTGTGCCGCGAGTAACTGTACTTTCGCTAGTCTCAACATCCTCATAACGGGAAACAGTAGTGTTTACACACACTTCCTCAGTTTTAGTTTCGACGCGAATTAAATCGCCTTTGATGCCTGTACGAACACCATCGATGATCTTTTCCCACCAAACATTACGCTCGTAGTTGTCATTGCGACAGTCGACTTCGGTGGTGTCGTTAACTGTAGTGTCTGTTGATGAAGTTAACAACCAAGGATCGTATACGCCGTTGCCCCATTCGATAATTGGACTTGGGCGTGTTTGCGGACCGCCACCACCTCCACCACACCCAGTGAGGGTAGCAGCAGTAGCAACAGCGATAGCAATTTTACTTTTTGTAAAGTCCATCCTAGTGTCTCCGTTGTGGATGGGTTAAAAGTGTTAGTTACGTTGTATATTATACATAAAAAAGCCGCTGTGTCAAGCGGCTTTTGGTAAAAAAGTTAGACTGTAAAATCAATAACTTACGGTTCTATTACCAATTTAGGGGTTGGTTCTACTGGCACAATTTGTTGACAATCCTGCCAGCAAACCGTAAACCCAGTACACCCACTTAGAAAAATCGCAGAACCAAGAATTAATATTCTTACCATTGGTGTAGGACTCCAGCAATAATAAAGAAGCAGGTAACAAACATTATACCAGTATAAATCGTCCTGAACAGACACGCATAGTCTGCTTCCTTTTTGTCCTCTGAGATTTTAGCCCCCAAAGTCCTACACCAAACCCGCCATTTCATCGTTGTTTACTTGAACCATCAAATACACAAATAAAATAACAACCATACTGCCCAGCGTGGACACGATGAAATACTCCATCTTTTATTGTAACAATATCTCCAGCAGTGACAGAAAACTTTTCGTCGTCTAATTCCATTTCGCCGCTACCAGTAATAAACATATATACTTCTTCTTGACCTTCATGTTTATGTCCAGAAGTACTTTTGTTTGGATTAAGTCTTGTAGAACTAAGAACTAAGTTGTTTAGTTCTGTATTATCTTTAACAATATAGCGGTCATCCTGTTTTACAACAGTGCCGCCTACATCAAAATAACCACCTAACTTCACCCTTCAATCCTTGCTACTGCGTCTTTGGGTGCTTCCCAATACCATTCGTCGATGAGTGGAAGGATTTCTTCACCTGCCGCAATCTTCTTACTTGCATCTTTGATAGCAGTTTCGCGATCCACTTCAATCATTGCGTCATTGCGATCGTGTTCGTATACACGCACACCTTCTACATAGCAACGACCATCTGTGATATCAAAGATATAATGGTTAACCCATTCCCAAATGAATAGTGAACTCATTTCCATTGATACACCGCTTGGTAGGATACGTACAGTACCAAGAATACCACCAGGCTGTTTCATTTCTGATGTAATTTGATCCAAGCGTGGATCGTTTGCTGGTAACACAGTTACGTGATCAAAGTAATATTCAATAAACTTTTTCACGGCACTGAGTTCACCAAATGGAACAATCCATCCCATGTCGTCAATGTCACCAGCAAATGTGAGTTCTACTGAACGATCATATCCGTGTACGCTAGCACACTCTCCCGGACTACCATCTGGTTCCAGATCAAAGAACTGTGCGTGACCACAAGGCAAGTATCTATATACTTTCGTTGATTTTACCTTAACGCCCATATTATTCTCCTTATTTGCAATTATCACGAGCAATTGCCAAGAACTCTGCGCGAGCACTTGGGTCTGATTTGAATACACCACCTAGTTTGCTGGTAATGGTACTAGAACCTACATCCTCAACGCCACGACTCTTGACGCAATAGTGTTGTGCGTCGATTAGTACAGCGACGTTGTCTGTTCCCAGGATGTATTGCAGTGCATGATAAACTTGCTCAGTTAAACGTTCCTGAATTTGTGGACGTTTGCTGAAATATTCTACGATGCGATTCATTTTACTCAGCCCAAGCACAACCTTGTCTGGAATATACGCAACAGTTGCTCGACCATCAATCACCACAAAATGGTGTTCACAGTTGCTCTGTACGTTAATACCAGTTTCGATAACCATTTCATCATATGACATTTTGTTATCTACAGTAGTACACTTCGGAAATGCTTCATAGTCCAAACCCCAAAATATTTCGTTGACATACATTTTCGCGACACGTTTGGGCGTTTCCATCAGACTGTCATCAGTTAGATCCAACCCCATGGTTCGCATAATTTCAGCAAAATGTCTTTCAATGATTTCGATTTTGTCTTTGCGATCGATGCCCATATCTTCAACAGGTGTTTCGACCCCGCATTTAACTAACCATTCATGAACTTCACGACCCAGAACAGGATCGGTTTTTGTTTTATTAAAACTCATTTTATACCCCTTCCTTACACGGATTTAATATTGATATTATACAAGATTAACACGTTGTTGTCAATCAGGTTGTTACCGTTATGTAACATTTTTATTTATAGTAATAGATCTACAGTCTGGATATTGTACATATACAGGATTTGTGTTGTTTTTGTTTTTATATTTTTCTAGTAATTCTAGTCCACGCTCAGCATCTTCTACTGTTGGTCTATAATGATAACCAACTTCAAACATTACCTGCGCCGACCATGGACTAATATCTAGGTCGCGGCCATCATAGCGCATGCGAATTAGTTTATTGTACGCTGCTTCGTTGTCTAACAGTATAGCACCGCCGTGACCAATTTCAATGGGTTTAGAATAACCAAAACTCAAACACTGCATGGTGCCTGTGCGGTACATATTGCGTTCTAAACGTCTGGCACTGTCCCAAATTTGTGTACCATGAATTGGATATTCGCCGATCCAGTATTCATCATGCAGGTCATAGTTAATTCCGAGCTTATGCATGGTCATTGGAACACTTAGGTATGTGTATGCAGTAAACTCTACGTGATCTAGATGCTCCGTACTTTGTTGGTATCGTAAGCATAACTCAATTGCATGTGTGCAGCAGTCAGTCATAACTGCATACGGAGCATTTGTGTATTCAGCCAGTACGTTTTCAAATTTAAGTATTGTGTCAAACATCGAAATAAGACAAAATTTTTCTGGACATTAAGTCGTGTCCACTTGACGTTGGATGAAAATCACCGATAAAATTTCCCATATATTCAGATTCTTGTAATTTCATAAATTCTTTAAAATTTAAGTCTGAATACTCAGTACCTTGCATGGCAATATCAAGTCGTTGGTTCTTTTTTGCTGTTGGAAGAAAATTTTTATTTATTACCAACGGAATCAACGATTCATGATGATCTGTTTTAAATAGTTTTACCCAACTACTACATATTACGTTTACTCTATCTGTAATTGAATGCAACAAATTAACATCTACATCAGATGATTCTCCGATGATATGGATTGGTTTTTTAATAGTTTTGGAAATAGCATCCAATTTGTAATAAAATAATTCTGCCGCAGACAAGTAAAAATTCTCAAAATCCACAGCCCTTTTGTATAAATCAGAATAGTCAACATCAAACAAATTGCTCATTTTGTCTAGGAACATATCTGTTTGACCTAGTAAAACATCTGTGTCATCGAACAACTCGTCACTGATATGGTTAAAATAATTTATAATTGTGTTTAGAGATTGCCAGTTACTTGATCTGCCGCGACTGAGGTTAATTACGTTGTATTTTTCTGATAGTAATTGTAGACCTGGTTCATCCAGCGCATAGATGTTTGGCTCCTCAAATTTCCAAGTGCCAGCTGACCAAGAACTTCCTGCAATTATTAATTTTCGCACTACACCAACTCTTCAAGTTTCATAAACTTATGTGAGCTTATTTCCCAAACACCAGTACCTTCAAATGTATACCAGTACTGCTTGGGTTGTACATTATAGCTAATATTTAGGTCATTAACGAGTCTAGCGTTAGGATCATGGAACCAAGTAAAGATAAGTGTATCATCCGAAGTAATAACATTATCGGCGTACATATCGCACAATTTCATTAATACCTGTGCCGCAGTCCAATAGTGTCCAGCATCGCCACTATCGGGAACGGAAGTATCGGCAGCGCGAACATCTGCCACATTCTCTCCGCCATATAAATTGCAAAGTTGTTGTGACAGGTGTTCGCCGCCTTCTTGGTTTGCTGTGTTATGAATAACGTAAAACATTAACGCATGCGTGCTAGATCAACACCTGCTTGATCCTTAAAATTCTTGCCATTACGCTTCTTATTGAACTGCTGGAACGGATATGACTGCATATTGTACAAGTCTGCTTCATTAAAACGATAGCCGTATACACGGCAAAAATCAAGATAATCCTCCAGATCATCAAAAATTTGATTAACACGAGGGTTATTGTACTTCTTCTTATTTGACATTTTAGTTGCCTTGTTTAAATTTTCAGTGAATTCACTGGTTTAGTTGTATTATATTGAATAAATGCGCCGTTTTCATTATCTTCGCTAACTGAAATCCACACGGCGCGACCTGGATATTTAGTAGCGATTTCAGCATATAAATCATCTGCTATCATTTCACATGATTTATAGTCTAACTGTAACACACTTTGATCGTACAGTCTAGTGATCCAACGTTTAAATTGGATAAACTCAATATCGCGATCATTGTGAAATACTTCAATCCATACCTTAAAGTGAAAGATATGTCTGTGAGGAACACCTAGAAAACTTACATCATCCCAGTCGCCTGTTGCGAGTTTAGGATCAGTATCGGCACCTGGATAACGATGCACACCTTCTTTTTGAAGTGTTACCCAAATCATACGAGGTGCCTTATCCATAATACGATTGGCAGTTTCTATTTGTGCTTGTTTAATTTGTTCTTCCATCATGGTGCCTTATTGTCTTCATACCGAGACCAATCTGTAAATGATTCTGTGTTCATTAAATCTCGTACTCGATGAATCCAGACTCCGGGGTTAGTTGCCTTAAAATGTGCATCGTCAAGTTTAAGTACTGCGTTATATCCAAGTTGGTCGATATAGGGAAGTTTGGCTGATACCACTGGAACGAAACGATGCCATTCGACCATTTCGGTTTCGAGAATATCATTAACATATTGGATATCAAAGTCTAGTGTACACCAATACTCTTCACGTAAGAAATCCATAATAACTGCTTCCCAGTTATGGAGTTTTTTTGCATTAAAACTCATATTAGCACCAAAGCGAACGTGCTGAATATCAGGATTTGCGTCTAGCTGTTCTTGAATACCATCCAAATCTGGCTCGCCTACTACAAATAGTGTAGGCTTACCATACATTGCAGTTTGTTCTACTTCAGTACCAGTAAAGTACCGCCCTTTAAAGTTGCTGTGTGCTGATTTAGTATCCATCGCCCCAGTCTATGTTGTCGTTGCGGTTATTCCATGCTCGTTGTTGAGCTCTTCTTAAATCTAATGTTAACGCTGTTTTCTTCTTACGAAGTTCGTCTTGTTGATGTGTATCTTTTGCTTCTGATAATTTCTTACTAACTGCGGTTAATTGTCGTTGTATTTCTGATACAGTAGGCATTTTATACGGATTCCTCTAGTTCGTCAAGTCTTTGTTGATTAAAATCTGAATCATCAACTGAAATTTCATTATTGACTTCTTCAAAATGATTATCAAAGTTTGTATCTGAATTCTTGACCTTCTTTTCGCTTCCGCCCATGCCAGAAGACCCTGGCAATTTGGCCCAGAATTTACTGTAATGGTCAATTAGCGACATGCGATTGTCGTAATCAGGTTCTGCAAAGATTTTATCAATAATGGTCTGAATGTTTGAATGATCATGAATCAGTGTGCTTTCCAGCGTTGATGCAAAGATACCTGCGTCAGCCATTCGATTTGCTTGTTGTATTCCGTTGATGTGATGCCAGACATTGTGTCCCATGAGCAAAGCATAGGAAAAACTGTCCCAACTGGTTTTACCTTCTTTGCCAATCTTATTTAACTCACCTGGCGCATAAACACACACATCATTGATCTTTAGCTTTTCTGTGATGGGAGAATCTTCAAAGAACTGATTAATGCCATCACTGGTAACTGCATCTCGGTATGCTCTGGTATCAGATGCGTATTTCTTATTGTCTGCGGCAACATCAGTTCTCAGAGACCAACGTGCGTGTGCTGGTGTCGCAGAATGTGTGTATATGTGACCATTTGCAGTTGACAAGAATGGACTTGCAGAGTCAAAACTAATGGTAAAGTTGGGATTGTGATGTCTGCGCACAGCTCTCTGAATTGCAGTTAGCACTGGCGCCCATTCAATCTGACCAGTTCCCAGGAAATGCATCCAGTCATGCATGCCAGTTTGCAAAAGACCGTCATGAATCAGTGTTACGATGCGTTTGAGTGACAGATGAAGATCTGCTTTGTTTGCACCACCAAACGCCCAACCACGGAAAAATTTATCGTATTTCTTGGGATCTGAATATTGCTTCATGATTTCATACCAATTATCAGAATCAGTATGGTTGTTGCCCTGAAGCACGTTCAGGAATTTAGCATCGTTGTAGCTGTTCTTGATGAAATATTCATGATTATAGATGGTTGCATTGACAGCATCATCATAACTACGAATACCATTCTTGGCTGATGCTTCAGGATCCAGGTAGGCAAACGTTGGAATATCCAGTACCATGGAATAATCGCTGATTTCGCACAACCATTTCAATACCTGACTGCGATATTTTTCTGCACGAGGACAATTGGGATTAGCCCATTCGCCTTCCCAGACACCCTTGGCGATCTGAAATCCACCTGAGTCAGCAACCAATGTGGTGTGTGCACCACGTTCACGGATCATTGCTTCTTTGGGATCGTGTTTGTCTAATTTCAGATTGGCATGTCCAGCTGAATACAATCCCCACTGATACTGATACAGTCCTTTATTGGGATTAAAAAAGTTCAGCATTTCCATTTCTGGAATGCCAGCAGGCATTCTGCTGGCTGGAACATATTCACCATACTGCTGTTTGCCAATATATGTGGAATAAAATCCACTAATAGCCGGCAGATAAATGGCATAGTCTTGCTGTGCAGATGTTAGATCTTTATTCATTATTTGCTAAGTGCCGGGATCAGATAGGAATATTCAATCAGTCCTGAATTTACAGTAATTTCTGCAATTCCTGAATCGGAGATACGCATGGTTTTGTCGCCTGCCAGATCAAGAATCTTAATAACCACTTCAGTTGGCCAACTCAGTGTTTTGTTTAGTGTGCCAGATACACCGGTCTGGAACACAAATTCACCAGCGTGTGTGCTGTGATCACCAAAATAAACCATCAGTCGATCACCATCCAGTTTGGTTTGGAATGACACTTCAGTGTTGTTGGTGCTGGCCATCATCTTCAATCTCTGAGTGCTGGCAATGGTGGGATTAAATTCTACGCCCCAGGTCGTGCCTTTGAATTGCACTGACTTGAGTTGATTGTCAACAACATCTTTGACCATGAAACGATAGTCGTTTTTAAAATCAGCGTCCTTGTTTTCAAAATGTAGTCCAGTTGGTACTGTCTGACCATCAGCTGTGATGGTCGTGAGCGTGATGCTGCTATCTTCTTTGTATGCTTCCAGGTTGAGCAGAGTCTTCAGATTGTTCAAGTTGGGCATACCAAATGTGCCTGTGAGTTCTGCACTGGGAACTGTGAAAGCACCCTTGACAACCACAGTTTTGTTACTTGCAATACCATCAATAATGGTCTGATTGGCATCGCCAGTGATTTTGATCAAATCAATGGTCCCTAAGTCGTGTGTGTGACTAACAATGTCTAATAAATAATCTCTCATGTTTTTCCTTTTATGTGTGTTACTATTATAATACAATACGTGTGTTTTTGCAAGTATATTTAGATTTTATCTTGTTCGGATTTAATTATTTTCGCCAGTGTTTGACCACCACGCATGCTTGATAAATCACCGGGTTTTTTGATCTCTAACCAATTGATTCCGCTGGCAGATTCTGTGCTATTCAACAATTCAAAATCCAGACCCACCACAAAATCTTTGATCAGGCGACCAGGAGTGTAACAGTTAAAGAAGTTTTCAACATTGCGGACTGCTCCTGGCTGATCACAGTTGTTGTATGTAAAAATTACCACTCCGCCTGGTTTTAACAGATTCCAGAATTCTTTGAGATATTTCTTGATGATCTCGAATGGTTTAAAATCAAAAAAGTCACTAGCCACAATTAGCCCAATTTGTTGTTTGGGTAGATTCTTAAATATCTGATCTGATTGTTCGTTGATTATGCTATATCTTAACCGAGCCTGATATGCTGGTGTCCATAATTTTTTTACTGGGCCCAACAATTCCAGATGCTCATCAACCACATAAAGCGGATCTGCATCAATCATTTCGTTGATGTACAGATTTTTTCCAGGACGTATGTATAATCCAGCATTTTTCCAACTGCTGTAAAGTTTGATACGATCAGCAAAATCTACAGAATTATCAATGGTTTTGGGATTGGTTCGATCCAGGATATATTCTGGTGTGTCATTTGACATGCCTTCATAGATCTTATAACTCTTAACAAAATATTCCTGCTCTTGCTGTGTAATGATATTGTGCAATGAGTTTTTGTAATCATCCAGTGCATGTCTGAGTTTTTTCATGTCTGATAAAATTGAATCTTTGATTGTCAGAATTTCTGAATAATCCTGTATTTGCAAGGTTTCCAGTTTGCCTTGTAAACTGCTCAGTTCAGATTTTATGTGCTGATCCAAAGGTTCAATGTTATCGTCGTCAAAGCCTCGGTTATATGATATAATTTTACTTAGATTCATACAAACTCAAACAGATCTTCAAATGTGTTACTGGTATCGGTACTGGACAACAGATCCCACTCCAGAACACCCAACAGATTGTCAACCTTCTGGTCAATGATGGTGCTCTCCATAAGTGCGTCATCAAACGGAAGTTCTTTAAACCATTCAGGAAGTCTGGATTCATCAGTGGGATAGCCGATGCTGTTAAGTCCCAGGGGGTTGCTCTTGAGCTTACACACCACAGTCTTCATACCATCCACAACCGCCATACTGTAATTATCGTTGTGCATCTTTCGCAAATAATTCCAGTTCAGTGCAGCCCTGACATGCCCAGGGATAGTCACCTTGGCTTTCTGGCTATGGAATGATTGATTTTGTCGTTCCAGTTCACCATATTTGGTCAAATTATTTACACGCTTGGGAGTTCCTTTCTCCCAGGCTGGCTTGGCGTGAAAATCAATCTTGAACTCTCGTATGTGTTTGACCACGTCATCACGACTTGCGCCTTTGAGTACACGCTGCAAAATATCACTCAAAAAGTCCTGTACAATCTTGGGTGTATCTGAACGTTTCAGATCCAGGCCCATGGCCTTGACTTTTCCGGGCTTGCCGTCTATGTCCAGGCGTTGTCCCTCATTGTCAATGACCAACAATGCATAGCGTTTCTTAGTAATAAACAATCCTGATTCAGCAACTACTTCTCGGCCGCATGCAAGAATGTTTCCGTATTCTTCTGGGCAATGAAATGCTCTGTATGCAAATGGTGGGAAACTGTTATTAACTTCGTCACCAATTGCATCGTATAATTGCACAGCAATGTCCTTGTTCCATTCCATTTCTCCACGTTCTACTCTGCCTTTCATCACAGGCCAGGCACTGAAGTAACACGAGTCTGTGTCGCCATACACAACACATTCGCCTACGTGGTCATACTCACCTGTAAGTACTTGATTAATAAAAGCATCCATGTGTTGTGCAATAGCACGGCCGGTCAGTGTAGTTGATTGTCCAATGCGTTTATCAAAGAATCTACAGCCTGGGTTAAGAATTGCACCGTACAACGAGTTCAAGTTAATCTTCTTAACAAGTTGTCGTTTATCCCAGAAAGCAATATCTTCTTTGGTTGTTGCTTCTTTCTTCTTTGCCTGAAGCTCTTTACGTTCTGCATACCAACGCTTTAGTAATCCTGGCACAACACCTTCGCGCTCATATGTAAAGATTGTGCCGTTTGCGCTCAAGCACAAGTTACTGTTAGAATTAAACACATGGTGCCAGATTTCATGTGCTGAATGTACAGTGCTTTCGCCGTTGACCCAATCTACAGTGATTTCTGTGTCTGCACGCTGATCCATGACAGCCGTGTATTCAATGGTACCAAACAATCCTTCCCAACTGGCCGCAAACGACATTTTTTTGGCCATGCGTTCTTTGATAAACTGATCAGTCATGATTGGACGAAGCTGGCCAACAATGGTTTCGGGCGCCATGTTCAGCGCACGAATTACGCTGGGATACAGTGAATTAATGTCTACCGATCCTACCCATTGATGAATGCCTGTTTTAGGCACAGCCACATATGCCCCTGCTGCCTGAGTATCGTCTCGTTCGTGCTTTTTGCGATCAGGAACAATCAGCCCACGTTCATGTGCTTCATTAATAATTGCTTGTTCTGTTACAGCAACGGCACCCATTGTTGTTTGTAGCAACACGGTGTTGGCATGTGCCAGTTCGTTGGCTAAATCCAGAAACTTGAGTTTTTCATCAAGTCTGCCCAGTATCATGGTATCCTGTCTGTTATAATCAATGAACTTGCGAAAATCTTGATTGTATAACTGGTCCAGCGTGCCTTCGTATTGTACCTTGCGCTCACCCAGTTCATATTCAGCAATGGCATCCAACGAATACGAATGCATTTCATGATAGGTATATTTGCGATACAGTTGCAGATAGTCCATGTGGATTCTGCCAACAGTATCGTATGTTTCATGCGCTGCGCCGTATCTTTCAAATGTACGCTTTTTGGGCAATTGTCCCCATAAACAAAATCGACGGGTGTCGTCCTTGCTTAAAATTCGTGTGATGCGATTAATGGTATATGGAATATCGAAACCTTCTGAGTTCCAGCCGCTCAGTATGTCAGCATCCTGAATAACATCCAAAAATGCCAATAACATTTCATGTTCTTTTTCAAACAAGAATGTGTTATCAAACTCCTGCACCTGGTGTCTGGCTTGATCCATGGACATGGTCTTGGGAGGCACGGCAAGAGTAATACACTGCTCAAGCCAGTCCAGGTATACCGTGATGGCAGTAATGGCGTTGAATGGATCTTCTGGTGGACTAAATCCTCGTTCCTGATGAAAATCCACCTCGATGTCGAAAAATGCTGTTTGCAGTTTGGGCGAATCTTTACCTTTGTAGTTGTTTTCTAAACAACGAAACACAGGTTTGAAATCGCTTTCAAACAGTTCTTGCCCTGAGTGCATCTTGAGTTCTTTCTGAAACTCTTTGTAATTGCGTGTGGAAAAACGACTGACTGAATTTCCGAAGATTGTAGTGAACTTGCCTCGACGGTCTGGATAATAAAACACATACTCAGCAGGAAACTCATTGTAGACACGCTCGCCGTTGACACGCTCCACGACCAGAATGCGGTCATGATCACGATCGTGTAGTGCGTCTACAAAGCTCATCTTTTAAATTCTCCAAAATTGTGTTTTCTTTTTTGTTTATAAATTTTTCTTGATATTGTTTGAATATATTACGGTTATTTTTGGCACGTTGATCAAAATCGTTAAGCAGTGATTGTGTGTATGGTATTGTATTATGTATTTGATCTAAAATCAACCGTTGTCTGCGCACTGGATCTAATTCTGTATCGTAAGAGTGATCAATCCAGTCATCAAACACATCAAATCCCCATTCGCGTAACTTTGCAACAGACCCCGGGTTACCAAACAATAGCCAAGGTCTAGGTAGTTGCAGTACTCGCATTGTTTTTTCTGTAAAGCAAACCATGTCCGGATCTTCAAAATAGGTTTCGATCACAAGGCTTTTTTCGCTGTCTATTATTGCCTCTTCTAGTGTGCAATCAAAATTTTTAAACGGTATTTGCGATCTAATAGTGTTGTGCTCTGCTTCAAATATTTTATTCTGTTCAAAGTAATGATCAAATAATTCATTTGGGCTTAGGTTGTCGTAGGTAACATTTTGAGACCAAAAAGAACTGTATGTGTTATCTAATATGTCTTCGCGTACTAGTTGGTAAAACCAACTTTGTCTAAAAGGACAACTTCTATGTATAAAACAATTGAGTTTTTTAGTAGGGATGCGATTAATGTACCTAAAATCCTGGTAATATATACCGTAGAATTCAGGCCAAAGTTTCAGTTGGTTAGGATGTGATGTTACCACTTCCGAAATTAGTATATCGTATTTGTGTGGGTTGACAGGAATATGAAACATATTCAAAAATACTGTCATACCATCTTTTACTGCCATTAAATAATGATTGACATTTTCTGGCTGTACTATTTCCCATCCGGCAAGTATTTCTTTTATTTTAGCATTAAACCCATTCGCCCAAGATCTGGACAAATGGTCATTCATTATCTGATCTGTATAAACATCATTCTTCATTAAAGAAATCTCTTTGGCCCTGTGTTCTCGCGGTGCAGGTCATTAGTAATACAATGAATACCAGCGTCCCAAAAATACTTGTGTCTAAATGGCGATATATGAACTTCAACACCGTGTCTTGCACAGGCTTCTTCGACTTGATCGTTGTGTGCTGATACAATGACGTTTTTATCATCAACGGTTAACATATTAACATCGAATACGGTTTCGTGTACTTCGCCAACCCATTCGTCAAAGTAATGATTTACCATATCAATCATATTGGGATCTTTTTCAAATCCTGGAAAGAACCAACGTCCTTTATTGCGCTTCATAGAAAATTCAAACTCTCGCATATGAGCGTAGTTTGAGTCAGGTAAGTACAAAACTTCCCAATCAGGAAAAGTATCCTTATATGTTGGAATATCATGTAGACTAATTATTAAACCAGGTGTTACTGGACAGTACACAGCATCGCCGTGACCGCCTGCATTAACAATCTTATTAGTAGTGTCTGGAAAATGTTCGTTTACTTGCGTTAGCAGTGCTGCTTTATCATCGTGGAATGTTTGTGTGGCAAACATTAGATCTTCGCCAATACGGCTTACAAAACATCCATTGATAAAATCTAAATCAGTATATTCAATGCTGTTATTGTTTGCCCGTAAATCATCAAAGATATGGGTGTAAAATTTAAGTTTAGCATCCAAGTGGCTCTGATCAAACTGCTGGAACAGTTCAAACTTTTTACGAACTTCGTCTGCAAATTGTGGCCATGCATCGTAAAAATCTTTTGGGCGCACATAATCTGGCCAGTAAGACTGTTTATTCTGTCTATAAAATACTGACCAGGCATGACTACCATTTGGAACCTTGGGCACCCAGAATTTATCACCAATCATAATAAAATAATCACGCGGTGCTGTCGGGGGTTGTACCCATTTGCCATCAACGTACAGCTCTTCTAGATCTGACGGAAATTCAGGACGTACTGTTTTCACTCCAAATTTATTTTCAAGTAACTTGATTAAATTTTGATAATCTTCCTCAGTTTCTTGAGCAAGTTTTTCAAAAGTGCTGCGTGTTTGTGAATTTTGTATCCATGAGTAAAACTCAGGCGGATAGGTTCTACCTACTATACAATACTTTAATGGATCCCAGTGTTGATAGACCGAATACATATTACCAGGTCTTACCAACAGTTTCCAGAATGGTTTCAAGTAATTCGTAGTCGTGTTTTTCGTCTGTGAACTTGCTCTTGTAAGCAGTGCGCACAGCCTTCTTGAGCACGCTGGGCTTGATCTGCATTTCTTCTGCAATGGCCTTGATGGTATCTGACAAACCACCTTGCAATGTTTCAATTTCAGTCATCACAGCAATACCTTCGTTAAAAAGATTATTCAATTTTGCTTTCTGTTCAGCATTAAAAACTACATCATTCATGTTTATCTCCTGTATGAATGTAATATTATATATTACAATCAGTTTCAAGTCAATAAAAAAGAGTGGTAGACCACTCTTTTGATAAACAGATATGTTGCGATTATTCTGTATCTAAATCTGGAATTCCTCCATCTCTTTGTGTACGTTGGAAAGCAGCCTGACCCACTGCAAAGTCTGATGGTTTTGGTAATGGTGGTGCCTTGGATTTTGGACGAGCACGGAACCCTTTGATACCACCCATGCGATCTTCCAGGTCTGTTAGATCTGCATTGATCTTTTCAATTCTGTCAGCATATTGGGCCAATGCTTTTTCGTATCCCTGTTCTTTGGTGTTGAGCGTCTGAATCAGCCTGTTTTGCAAATCAATTTCTTTGTTGAGTTTGTTGATTTTTGCATTATTTTTGGCAGTATCCTGTGCTTCACGTTTTTCTAATTCTCGTATTTCTTTTTCAGCCTGCTGGATTTCTTCTTCCTGACGTTCAGTGTCTGCTTCCAGGTTGTCAATCTCTTGCTGATCTTTTTCTTCTTGATCCTGCATCATTTTAACAAATGCTTCTAAATCGCTCTGTGCATAGGTGTATTTTGCACGTGCCTGTTTTAGGGCAATTGCTGCCTTGGGATCAGCAATGGCCACATCCTGATATTCACCGGCTTTTTCTGATTTTTCTTCTTTTTCTTTGCTTGCTTCAAATAATTCGTAAAAGTTCATTATTCTTCACCTAAGATATTGCCAAATTTACGTGGCTTTTCTGTTTTACTGCGCAGTTCACGATCTGGTTTAGCAGCACTAGTAGCTTCAACTTCTTTAACAAAGTCTCTATAACTTTTACTTAGCGTTTTAACTAAGTCTGCTGGTGCTTCTCGGCCGCCAACATAGTCTTCGGTAGCAAGACCAGCAAGTTTGCGTAATTCATCGCTTTCGTTACGCTTAGGATAAAAGCGAGAGCGTGCCATTGATTGATCACCTACACGTGCCTGTGCGTGTTGGCTAGTCATTTGTCCTGATTTATCATAAGTTGTTTGTGTGCTGATCGGACCACGATCTGTGTAATCAGTATATGATCCTGTTTCTAAATCACGTCTTTGGTGATAGCCGCCTACAGTTGGAGTTCGAGTAGCAGTAGAACTACCATATTCCAGATCAGTGAGCTTATCACCAACAGCTTCACCCATTTCTGATTCTTCGCCGCTAACACTGGACATAATTTCTTCATAATCGTCCATGGTAACATTGCCACCCATGTCTAACATTTTTTTGGTAACATGATGTAGGTCTGCGTCAGTTTTTGCTTCTTCTCGAGCGTACTCTAGCATACGAATAAACAACGGGATTCCCATGGTTAAGGAATCTTCTGCACCTTCGACTGATTCGCTGAATTCGCTCTTAATATAATCTCTGGCGGTATCTAAGTAATCCAATGCTTTGGTAATCTTTGATTGTACCCATTCTGGTAAATTATCCGAATCATCTAAAATATCGTGTAATTCTTGCGCAGCGTCAGCAGCACGGTCTAGCTGCCCTTTAGCCATTTCGCCCTCTTGATCATATTCATCTACGTTATAATCTTCACTGAATTCGTCTTGGAATAGTTTATTAGATCCTGGTGTAAATCCAGTTGATGTGTTTGTAGCACCTGCTGGTTGATCAAACGGTGTTCTAAACCCTGACGTTTTTTGTGCTTTCGCTGGTGGTATGCTGTATCCTTTGGGCAACGCTGCATCAACATCAGCGGCTGTCATGCCCATGTTCATCGCGCCTTTGATCATTTTGTGTGGATCTTCAAACTCATCTGGCATTGAAAAAAATCCCGAATGCATCTTTGCTGATTGTTCGCGACCATAAGTACCGGTTTTAGCAAAGTTTGCTTCGGCTTCTGGATTGCGCATTTTTTCTAGCTGGGCTAATCGAGATGTATCATCTTCACCAACTAGTTTACCCTTGAACGCATGATCTTTGCGTTTGCTGGGTTTGTCAGTTGGACCTAGTTGACCCACCTTGCGTTGCTCTGCGCCTAGTCCTTCGTTGACTGTTGTTTTACTACCCACAGCATGAAAACGACTTAGTATTTCGTGCATGGCCGGGTCGCCTGCGCTAGAACTACGGTTATTGGATGCACTTGCTGGTTTAGTGCCAACAGAATTGAGTCGTGCTAGAATATTATTCATTTGTGGATCGTTCATTTTTTACCCTTCTTTTTCTTTTTTGGTTTGGTATATACGCCCTGGTTACGACTAATTGTGCCGCCTAATGGTTGCGCTACTGCGGCAACAGCACCAGCACTGGTCATTTCTGAAATTATCTCATTAACTTTCATTTTTAACTTTAAACCTAAATTTTTTGTCTTTACACTTGTTAAATTCCACAGGCAAGTCACAATATTCAACTCTGTGGTTTGACATCTTGAAATTTGCAATCTGTGGTGCAAAATCGTCCAGTGTGACCAGATATTCTGTGTCAGGCACTGCATTAATCTGAAGAATTTCTGTCAGGTATACAGGTTTTTCCCAACGATAAGTGCGTTCAGCAAACAATTCATTGTCCACATAGATACGGTAATCTGGTGGCAACCCCTGCCAGTCACAGTGTAAATCCACACAGAGTTTTACGAATACTGTATCTTTCATACAGTATTTATGCTAGTAATCAACGACCGCCGTAGCGTTTGGAAATGTCTTGAGATTGCTTGCGTTGTTGTTTTTTATAGCTTCTTTTTAGTTTTTTTGCTTTGCTGCGTATTCTTCTGAGTTCGCTAAGAGGTACTCTGTGGTACTCTGGACTATGTGTAACATAGCGATAGGCACGGTCTTTGATATCCTCGTTCAAGTGGCTATTAAAGCGTTCAATGCCTGTGAGTTCAATGTCGTCAAAGATATCATCGCTCACGGTAGACTCCTGTGCTACATGTTAAAAATATTTATACAGGTTAGTCTGAGCGATAATAACTGTACATTAACTGTATACAGGATTTAATTTTATTGATTTGTACAGTTAACGCAGGGGATTGTGTTTTGTGATATTCTTTTTCGCACTCTGTCATCATCTGACGTAATGTGCGCATTGTGTTAGCGATTTCGTATTGCGTAGGGTTTTCTGGGTCTGCCCAGTCGTCTGGCAGCATACAAGTAAAAGTTTTTTCAGTTGGAAATTTTAATATCTTTCCCATCAACCTCTACCATGTTTGCGATGCTTTACCACGTACTTGCGTACAATCTATGTTACCTTGCGCATCCTTTACTGGTGTGCCACGGTTTGCCAAACAACGTTTTGCTTTGAGATCATAGAATCTCTGAACGTCTGGGTCTTTTTCAAACGAATCAATTGGATCAACGGGACGATAATCTGTATCTTTTGGATAACCCTTGCCATATAACTCTTGAGCATATGGAGGAGCAGTAACTGGTTCGCCGTCTTTGTATAGTGGCATCCAGTTTGGATCTTGTGCTAGATCAACTGCTTGGGTAGTTTCGTCACTAACCGGAGGACCAGCCTTTGCTACTGCTGGTGCTGCCAGTGTTGCTGCTGCACGTTTGAGAAAATCTCTACGTGTCATATCTGCTTCAGATGTGAATTCTCTTGCTCTCATTTGATCCCTGCTTCGGGCCAAGGACCTTTGAGTATATATCGGGCATACAGAGATGCCGACTCTGAATCTTTGGCAATCACTGGTTCTGCTTCGGGCCATCTGCCTCCGATTACCTTTATGGCATACAGAGATGCCAACTCTG